ACAGTAGCCGCTACCCCTACAACAGGCTCTGGTGTTCTAATGGGTGCTACTATTTCGGGGACCAATGTACATGGTACCCTAGCTGGGGCTAATACAGCAGCCGTGACTACCCTAACAGCCTCTGGTATGGTAAAGGGTGCTACCATCTCGGGGACTAACGTATATGGTACTCTGGCTGGGGCTAATACAGCAGCTGTGACTACCCTAACTGCCTCTGGTATGGTAAAGGGTGCTACCATCTCAGGGACCAATGTATACGGTACCCTAGCCGGAGCTAATACAGCAGCTGTTACTACCTTGTCAGCCTCGGGTGTGGTGACCCTAACAGATGCAACGGAGGCGACATCATCAACTACAGGTGCTCTCAAGGCAGCTGGTGGTGTCGGTATAGCGAAGGATGTGTTCGTCGGGGAGCGCGCCTACGTCACAGGGGGTCTCATCACCAATACGGGGGGTCTGGGGCGAAAGACGTACAGTTTATCGAATAGTATGCCTGCGAGTGTATCTCCCACAACAAACATCCACTTTACTTCCAATATATTCCACGCAAAAATTACAGCTACCCTTGTTGATAGAAATGAGCATGTGAGTACAATATTACTCGATGTAAATGGTGGTTCCCAAGCGGGGAGCATCAACTCTGGTAGTAATGTAATTTCAGTGGGCAATCAAACTATTTTTGGTACAACTGACAACGCTACACCATGGGCGTCAAATGTAAGCACTACAGCTAATACAGTTGCGCTATACACTTCAGGAGCTATGGCGGTTTCTGGTAATGTTCACGTTTTTGTTGAATATATGTCACCAACCTCAGGTGGTGGAGTACACGCAATTGCCCATAATGGTGACGCACTAGCTACATTCGGCTATTAAACTATACATCCAAAACTTTCTAAAACCATTTTTTTAGGAGCGTCACAGACTGCTAAAAAAATTGTGGAGTTATAATAGATGACTAATATCAACACATTCCAGGGTGACGTATTCATTCATGAATATATCAAACACACCGGGGATGACAACAACCTTTTTGGATTTTCGGGTACAGATACATTCAAAATCGCCACAGCTGGGTCGGATCGTTTGATTATCAACGCTCAAGGTAGTGTAACATTAGATACCAACATGTTCATACCTGACTACATCCATCACGTCGGGGACGCCGATGCGAAATTCGGGTTTTCGGGTACAGATACATTCAAAATCATCACCGACGACGAGGATCGTTTGACTGTCGATAGTGCGGGTCAAATCACAATTCCTGGTAACGCTGTAATAAAATCTGTATATCGAGAAACTTTTACATACTCGGGTAACTATAATAACTATAAGTATATAGGTCGTTTCAGTACACAAGCGAATGGATATGTCGAAGTAACATCGCAAGGTAACAGTCAATATAATAGTAACAGATTTGAATTTCAAAGGCAGTTTTCTGGTACACCCCACGCTTCGGGTATAAACTCTGACAATTATCTCACCCATCGGTGGTTTTGGAAGGCGGATGGCAACGAGAATTATCATGTATGGCATTACATAGAGAATGCGGGGGCGTCGTCTGGAGTGATAACTTATAGAATTAAATCACACATTTATAATAAACCATCGGACCCTAGTACCTCTGGTAGAGCCGAGATGTTATATGGATTGTATCAGAAGAACGCGCCGGGATACAATAGGGTCTCTATCGGGGGTTATTACGCAAATGCAGGTTTAACTGTGCATCCAACTAATGCAAGCATAGGTGGTGGTTGGAGGATTTATGTTTCTACGAACACGGGCTATGGTGATAATTACCAAAAGTGGTTTATCCGCAACCAGGGGACTATAACTAATACGGGTATTTACGCTTCGGGTAGTATAGTAACGGGAGGATTTCTCGCGTCATATTCAGATGCACGCATCAAAACGGACATCAGTGATGTTGAAGATAATGAGGCCTTAGACATTCTAAGACTTCTCAAACCAAAAAAATACAAATATATAGATAAAATTAGAGGTGATGACTATGTGTGGGGTTTCATAGCTCAAGATGTATCTAATGTATTACCCTATTCAACGAATACCACGACTAAATACATCCCAAATATTTACAATGTGGGGAACGTCACAGATGGTAATGTCATAACATTTTCATCATTTAATACTAGCAACCTTGTGAGTAATGTTACAAGCATCAAAATAATAGACACTGATGGATCGGATAAGCAAGTAAAAATCACAAGAGTTATCGACGAACATACCATCGAGGTTGACCATGATGTTTCAATGTTCACAGGTGCATTAGATGAATATGATAACGTCATCAGTGGTAATCAACTATTCGTGTACGGACAGGAATTAGACGACGTTCTTACCCTTAACAAAAGTTCTATATGGACAATATCAACGGCTGCTATACAGGAGATAGACCGCCAGCTCCAAACTGAAAAGGAGAAGATTGTCAATTTGGAAGCTCGAATCACAGTTTTAGAAAGTGCCTAGTCCCAACTTTTACGAAGTCGTACATAAAAAAAAGACCCTATGAAACACCCATTTTATAAGGTCTCGATTCCCTCGTATCTAACCTTCCAGGAATATTACAGATTCGTTCAAGCTTAAAAATAAACTCTCACTATATTATAAAATGTCTGGTGGTATTGCCCAACTCGTAGCCGTCGGTGCTCAGGATGTACACCTCGTTGGTCAGCCCGAGGTGAGCTTCTTCCGCTCCACCTACAAACGTCATACAAATTTTTCCCAAACTGTCGAGCGTCAGGTCATTCAAGGCAACGTCTCCAACAATGGTATGTCCACCATTCGCTTCGAGCGCAAGGGTGACATGCTCAACTATGTTTACCTAGTCGCCAACACAGGTTCTGCGACGGTTGCTGTTGCTGACTGGAGGACTGTAATTTCCAAGGTCGAATTATTAATTGGAGGTCAAGTTATTGATGAACAAGATTCTACCTACTCTACATTCATCGCTCCCCGAACTGCCGCGACCAACTACGCCAAGTGTTCTGCTGCTGATCTCTACGGTGGTGGTAACAATGAGAACTTCTACCCGCTTCGCTTCGCTTTCTGTGAGAACTGGCAGACTGCTCTCCCACTCATTTCTCTCCAGTATCATGATGTGGAGCTTCGAATCACTTGGGGTGCCGCCGCTGCTGATTCCAGCAAGAAGTGGGACGTCTACGCCAATTACGCGTACCTTGATACCCAGGAGCGTGAGGTCTTCGCTTCCCAGCCCCAAAACATGCTCATCACCCAGGTTCAGAAGGCGGTTGCCTCTGGTGCCAAGATCCAGGAGCTCAACTTCAACCACCCCGTGAAATATTTGGCTTCTGGAGACGCAGCCGATCTTGCGATCCTTAACGCTAATAACAAACTTAAGCTCCAAATCAATGGTACAGATGTTTCTGACTACAAGTTTGCTCACCCCAACTTCAGCACTGTACCTCTTTTCTACCACACCTCCTATGGTGGTGGTTACCAGATGAATTACCCCAAGTACTTTTTCTTGATGCCCTTCTGTCTCGACACTGGAAAGCTTCAGCCCACTGGTACTTTGAACTTCAGTCGTTTAGACAGTGCTCGTATTATCAATGATAACCAGGATGTTGGTAAAGATATTTATGCCGTAAACTACAACGTGCTCCGCATCGAAAACGGTATGGCCGGTCTTCTCTATAGTAACTAATTATATGTGTAAATAATAAAAGATGTTTTGGACAGTAGTATTTCTCCTTGCCATCGTTTTTGTATTGACGTACGATCCTAACTCCAGGACACTCGAAAAGTTTGTTGGTCAACCCACACAACCAACAAGCAAATCGTGTGAAAATGCGCATTACGAAGCCGTTCAATTTGCCCAGAGCCCATACGAATGCCCCACCGCTGGTAAGACTAGGATGGGTGCCGTGATGTAGAAAGCTTAAAAAGAAAATGACATTTTCATTTATAAATGGTTCCAGTCAATAAAGACACACTACTCATCGTTGCAGCGATTGTTTTTGCAATTGGTATGATTTACATGTTTAAAGAGTTAAACAAGGCTAAACAGGATATTGACAATTTTAAAGGTTTCTCAGCCCAGGTCGTTCGACACTTAGCTCCACCCCCAGAGCCAGTTTCTGCTCCAGTTCCTGTACCTGAAAAGAAGCTTGAAGATATCGATGAGGTGGATGAAAAATCCGAAGAATAATCATATCCACTTATTATAACTTGCGAATGCGCAATGAAGAAGTACAAAGCGATTGCAGTACCGGTTACTTTTACCGATGGGAAACCGAGATTTCTCACAGTAAGAGACTGGAGATTTAAAGATTGGATTTTCGTAACGGGTGGGTGTAGAAGACGGGAAATTTACAACCCCTTGAGGTGTGCCCTACGAGAATTAGAAGAAGAGACACGTGGTGTCGTGTCACTAAAAAATGGTGAATATACAGAATTCAAATTTATACATAAAGAAAGCCCAACAGTAGACCTAGAATATAACGTATTCATATTCTTCGTCAATTACAATCGATCAGAGCAACAAACACAAATTCGTAAGTTTTACGAAGAAAAACACAAAACACAAATCAAAAAAATGAACAATCAACCTATTCGTAAAACCCATGATGAAAATGACTTCATGAGCTATGATACACTCGAAGAATTCAACGGACGTAAACGATGGAAGTTGATCATAGATAATGTCATTAAGAATCCCCAATTTTACGCGTGTATAAGTTCTCACAATAGAAAAACCTTCTCT